CACTAGGTATTGAACACAAGATTATTTATCTTGAGGAAGTATTCAAAGGTATGACCTCATCACTACTAGGTACTGAAGATGTACCTCACGGTCACTATGAGGATGAAACTATGAAGTCAACTGTTGTACCGTTTCGTAACGGCATCATGTTAGCTATAGCAACTGGATTAGCAGAAGATGCAAAGTTACAATATGTTATGCTTGGCAGTCATAAAGGTGACAACGCAGTATATCCTGATTGTAGACCTGAGTTTAATGCTGGCATGAGAGCTGCAATGGTTATGGGTACCTACAACAATATTGACTTACTTATACCTTTTGAGAGATTGGATAAGAAAGAGTTAGCTCGTTTAGGTATTGAAGCTGGCATGAACCCTGACTTCACTTATAGCTGTTATGAAGGTGGTGAAGTTCAATGTGGCAAGTGTTCAACTTGTAGAGAAAGACTATGGGCATTAGGCCTAAGAAAGGAAGCATAATGCCTAAATACGGATTTGGTGCTATAGCACCTAAGAAAGTTAGTAAAGATGACGCTGTTAAAGCTATGGAAACAGTTATTGATTACATAGCTAAGAATGGTAGAGATAGTCATACCGAAGGCACGGCTGAAAGATTTATCAAAGCTTGGGATAAAGATTGGGGAGAAGGTTATGATAAAGATATTAAGTTTACTGTTTTTGAAGATGATGGTACAGACCAGATGGTGGTTGAAATGGGAATACCTATTGTCAGTCATTGTTCTCATCATTTGGCTCCTATCATTGGTGTATGCCATATCGCCTACCTACCAGGTGATAAGATAGTTGGTCTGTCTAAACTCAATAGAATTGTTGAGAAGTTTGCTAGACGGCTGCAAGTTCAAGAGCGTATGACTACTCAAATAGCTGACGAACTGCAGAGATTGTTAGAGCCTAGAGGTGTTGGAGTTCAGATTATTGCTGAACACTTTTGTGTTAGTACTAGGGGTGTTAGACATCATGGTGCAAAGACGGTTACAACCAAGTTAACCGGTTTATTTCTAAACAAGGATAGTGTCAAGGTAGAGTTTCTTGATACTATAAATACTCATGGATGATACTAAATACGTGGTACTACCACTAAAAACTATAATTAGTTTTCTTCACGAGAGGAATTACACAAACCCTATGATAGCGAAAGGTATTGGAGTGACACCACTTCAAGTACATTACTATCACAGAGGTACTACTAAAGCACCTAAGCCTGATGTATGTATGAAGTTACTTACTGAGTTCACGCATCAAGGTAAACATATGCTAGTTGATTTGTATAAAGATTATGGTGAATTACATCATCATGTCGAGATTTCAAAGGACTAGGTTATGTTACCTAGGCCTCATCAAGAGGAGGGTTCAACATGGGCCTTAAATACTATCAGAGAATATGGGCTAGCGTATCTAAGTTGGCAAGAAAGAACTGGAAAAACTTTAACCGCATTATTAACTGTGGAAAAGAGCGAAGCAAAAACTTGTTTAATAGTGACCAAAAAGAAAGCGATAGAGGGTTGGGAAGAGACACTTATTGCTTGGGACCACAACACAAAATTTGTGGTGATAAACTATGAAAGCATCCACAAAATAAAGTTAGGTGGTAAGATAGCTCACTATAACATATCAACAGATAGTTGGGTAAATAGAGATGTGTTCATAACTGACTTCGACTTTATCATTTTGGATGAGGCGCATCATGCTATAGCTAGCATAGGTAAAGTATCGGCTACATGGAAGAAAGTTAGTTTATTCTCCAAAGAGAAACCTATTCTATATCTATCTGCTACTCCGTATGCTGAAACGATTGGACAACTATACCACCAATTCAAACTATCAGATTGGTCTCCATGGATAAAGTACAGTAACTATTACAACTTCCATAGAGACTATGGTATACCTAAGACTATATACACTAGTTATGGACCGCAGTTGGACAGGTCGGTGTTTAGAGTTAAAGAAGTTCTCAACACTTGTGAGCATCTATTCAACTTCAAAACACGTAAGGAAGTAGGTATTGAACATGAACCTAGTGTGAATGTTGTTACAGTACCTATGAGTACTACGGTTACTGACTTGATGAAAGAATGGAAGTCAAAAAGAGTTATTGAGGTCAACGGTTATATTATCGAAGGTGATAGTGACCCTAAGATGCGTTCAGTTCACTACCAACTAGAGGGCGGTACACTAAAGATTAGTGATACACTATCAATATTCATGGATGATATGGATAAGATTAACTATATCAAAGCAAACTATGAACCAGGTACTTATGCAATCATGGCACACTTCATAGCTGAGAGAGGTTTGATTGAACGAGAGCTAGGTAATGTGTGTAGGATACTTAGTTCAGATGGTGATGCGGAAGGTACTGACTTGCACAAGGTAGATAAGTTAATTGTTTATAGTATGTCATTCAAGACTTCAAAGCACACACAGAGAATCTGTAGACAAGCTAACCATGATAGAGAAGAACCTATTGAGGTTGACATACTTGTAGCGAGTAAACCTGGTGTAGGTAGAGCAGTATATAATACTGTAGCAATAAAGAAAGAAAACTTTGTAAAGGCGAGTTATGAAAGAGAATAAAGTAAAATTAAGTATACCACCCAAGTTTGCTAAAGCTGGTGATACTCGGCCAAGAGAAGATGGAGCAGTGTTTATCTATACTGAGTCAGGTTGGGTTCATGGGTAAGATAAACAAAGCCCTCGACTATAACAAACTACTTGAGGAGCAATCCAAAGGTAAGCAGTTAAAGAAGATATTACAGTTTCCTTTATTTGCACCTATTAAGTATGACGGTAACTATGTTGTAGTTACTGTCTTCTTAGGTAAAGTAACTTTTACTACTAGTGGTGGTTTAAACTATAAACACACTGATAAACATCCATTTATGATGGTGTCTGATGGTATATACTTAGCTGAACGAATTCATGGTAAAGGTCTACTAGGTGATAGAAACAGATGTAATCTCAGAGGTCCTAAGACTGACCAAACATCAACTGGACACACTTATAGAGTATTTGACTATCTAACGCATGAAGACTATGTTAGAAGTAAGTCACTATATACTTATGTTGAAAGACATGAGGAACTACATAAAACCAACGTTGACAAATCACTTATAGTTGAGTTACCTATTATACACAACGAAGAAGAGTTTAATGCTGAACTTAAAAGAGTTGTTAAACTAGGTTATGAAGGTATAATGGGTGTTAACCCTGATTGGATATGGCAACACCATAAAACAACTAGGAGGATTAACTTTATTAAGTTCAAAGGAAGACCTACTGTTGACTTGATATGCGTAGGTTGGAAAGAAGGTACCGGAAAGTATGAAGGTCTTATAGGGTCATTACTTATGGAAGATAGCGAAGGCAGACAAGTGTATGTTGGAAGTGGTATGAGTGATGATGACAGACACAAAAGCCCTAATTACTTTGACGGTAAAGTTTGTGAGATAGAGTACGAACAAATAGTGTATACTTACATCCAAGCAACTCATCCACCCCTTAATGAAGGTGTATTGATAAGACAATCCAAAACAAAGGAGGATATAGATTAATGTGCTTTATAGGCGGAATGGTATTTATGTTTGTTATCTTAATGGTAATAGCATAGCCTCAAAGTTGGCAGTAATGTCTTATAGAAACTATTAAATAAAGGAATTATTATGGCTGAAACAGCGGCACAAAAGACAGAAAGAGAAGCAAAAGCGGTAGCTGACCAAAAGGTTATTGATGATAAACTTGCTAAAGAAAAGCAAGCTGTTAAGGATGCTGAAGCTAAGCTCGCTAAAGAAAAGCAAGATGTTATAGATGCGCAAAAGGTTATCGATGACAAAGCTGAAGCAGACAAACTTGCTCAAGAAGAAGCTGATAAAGAAGAGGCAGCTAGACTTGCTCAAGAAGCTCAAGACGAAATTGATGCTCATAATGCAGCTGAAGAGGAACATGAATGCCCTGAGTGTGGTAGTAGCAATACTACTTTAAGACCTAGTGGTTATTTTCAGTGTCACGAGAAAGAGTGTAACTTCTTAGATAGAAGCTGCGACGAAGAGTAATGAAAGAGCAAGGTTATCAAACTAAGATAATCAAAGCTATTGAGTTTATGGGTGGGGTTGTCATTAATGGTAACTTCACCAAGGCAGGAACTGCAGATTTAATTTGTGGTTATCCTGTCACTAAGGATGTTGTAGTTGACGGTCAAGTAGAGTTTAAAACTAGGCTACTTCACTTACACATTGAAGTAAAAACTCAATATGATTATAATAGGGTATTTAGGTCAATAACTGAAATTGATGGCTTTTACGTGTTTAACGATGACGTTAAATCACTAAAAAAACATGAATATTTACAGATTACGAAACTTAATAAGGTTAGGTCACAAGGTGGTTTAGCTATACTTGCTTATAGTATAGA